GGCGCATGCTGGTCCCCGATCCCGAGCGCCGTCCTCAGAGCGCCCGCAGCATCGTGCTCGAGCTGCTGCGGCGCGAGCCCTCGCACATCCGCGAGCGGCAAGACAGCAAGGAAGATCGCTCCGACTTCGCGCGGGTGTTCGTCGAGCACCTGCCGTTCTGCCGTGGAGCTGCGATCAAATACATCTGGCGCGCCGGCCTCAAGACCGAAGACGCGCTGACCGATCTTCGGAAGAGCCTTTGGTTTGTCCAAAGAGAGATTGCGCGCCTCGAGAAGCTTGAGGCCCAGAAGTGAAACGAATCAAAGGCGTCTGCATCCGCGGCCACGTCAACCCGCCGCGATCGCCGCACGGAGCATGCATCCCATGTCGCGCCGCATATTCTCGTGAACGCAACCGCCTAGAGCCGCCGCCAATCAATCGCAATGAAAAGTGGCGGAGACCGCCCACCGAAATCGCACGACTGGAAAAGCTGGGAGGCTGACATGTCCGCACAAGCTCAAGTTTCGATCGACCTCGAGAAGATCATCATCCGCGGCGGGAACCACCCGAAGCCGGCGGATGGTGCGGCGCCTGAAGAAGTTCAGGCCTGCGTCATGGAGATGGTGTGTTGGCTCGCCAACGAGCCGTGGAGCGACCGCCCGAAATGCGCGTGTCCGGTCATCACGGCGGCCATGATTCGCGTGAACGATGCAATCCACGACGACGCTCGTCGGTCGCGCCTCATGCGCCCACTGATTCCAGTGGTCATGAACACCCGCTCGACCAAAGCCGTCGAGAAGCGGCGCGCATACTTCGCCGCCGATTTCGCCGTGCGGACGCGCCTGCCGAAGCTGCTGCGAAAGCTCGGGCGCGAAGCTGACGCGTTGAAGGTCGAGGCGCTCTCGCCCATCGTGAACGCGAAGACCGCGCGCGCATCGCGCACGGTGACAGACCCGCTTCGTTCCGAATTCTGGAGCTCTTGGTACGGAAGACGAGAGGCCATCAAGGCAAAGGTGAAAGCGAAGCTGCTCGAGCTGACGCCTGCCGATGCCGATGCCGATGCCGATGCCGTTGCCGATGCCGTTGCCGATGCCGTTGCCGTTGCCGATGCCGTTGCCGATGCCGTTGCCGATGCCGATGCCGACAAGAATGCGCTAACGCGCATTCTCAAAGAGTACAAAAAGGCTGGGTACTGGGCCGCGCGCAATCTGGCGGCGGAGATCTTCACGCCGATCGTCCGTGAGAGGTTCGCGGACTTCGCAGCAGAATCAGAAGCCGATTTCCAGGCGCTGATCCGCGGGATGGCCGCGATCACGGAGTCGGCCGGTGGGTGAGAACACCGAAATACAGTGGTGCACACACACTTTCAACGGGTGGTTAGGCTGCGCAAAGGTCTCTCCCGCGTGTGACTTTTGCTATGCGGAGCGTGGCTCCGCTCGCCTCGACGTGATTCTGAACGCGCGTCTGCCGAACCACGAGGGGGTCATCGGGAAGGCTCTCAACGGCAACACGCTCGCTCTCAAGGATTCGCATGGCGGAGACCTCATGGAGTGGGCCGACGACTTGAGGGTCCGACAATTCCCGACGGGGGCGACGTGACCAAGCGGTGGACCGTCCATCAAGGCGACGTGCGCGAGGTGCTTCCGACGTTGGAGGCGCAATCCTTTGATGCGGTCTTGACGGATCCGCCGTACGAACTCACGAGCGGCGGCAAGACCGGCTTCATGGGGAAGGCATGGGACGGCAGCGGGGTGGCGTTTGAGGTCGCGGTTTGGGCCGCGGTGCTCGCTGCGCTGCGCCCCGGCGCGCACATGCTCGCGTTCGGTGGCACACGCACGTTCCACCGGATGACGTGCGCGATCGAGGATGGCGGCTTCGAGGTTCGTGATTGTTGCTGTTATTTGTACGGATCGGGTTTTCCCAAATCTCTCGACATCTCGAAGGCCATCGACAAGAGCGCGGGTGCCGCGCGAGGTGCCGATCACCTGCCGCGCGGCACCCGCGCTCTTGTCGATGGCGAGTCGTACCGAGGCGGTGTGGGCACGAAGCAGACGCAGGTCGACGTCCCCGTCCCCGCACCCGCAACGGACGCGGCAAAGGTGTGGGACGGCATGGGCACTGCGCTCAAGCCAGCCTGGGAACCTTGCGTGCTGTGTCGCGTCCCGCTCGACGGCACTGTCGCTGGCAACGCGCAGAAGCACGGTGTCGGTGGCATCGCGATCGATGCGTGCCGGATCGGATACGTCAGCGACGAGGATCAGGCGGCGGCGGCGCGGGCGGCGCAACGTTTGTGCCAAGACCAGAACGCGGGCCGCACCGTGTACCACGACTTCAACAACGGGCCTGCTTCGCTCCAGCCGTATCTCGACAAGCAGACGCTCGGCCGTTGGCCCGCGAACGTGTTGCTCTCCCACACCGACGAGTGCCGGTTCGTTGGCGCGCAAGATTCCGGAGAGACAGCTACGCAGACGCGCTCCTCCGATAAGGTCGTATCGCAGAACAGGGCGATGGGCGGACCCAACTACGACACGTCCGTAGTTGGGTCCGCCCATCGCCCTCCTGTCGAGATTTGGGATTGCGTCCCGGACTGTCCGGTTCGGATGCTCGACGAGCAGAGTGGAAACCGCCCCGGCATGTCCGGCGGCGGTCAGCATCGCGCGGACTACCCCGGCGGGATGTTCGGCGGCATCAACTCGACAGCCACCGCACGTGGCGATTTCGGTGGAGCCTCGCGCTTCTTTTTCACAAGCAAGGCTTCCCGTAGCGATCGGGATCACGGCCTCATCAGCGGCCCCACCCTCTCTGTTCGCGAGCTTTTGGGACGCGATCCAGATTCGCCGGGCGCGAAGTCGCCGCGAGCGGGTGCGGGCGGGCGCCATCGCAACCCACACCCCACCGTCAAGCCAACCGACCTCATCGAGTACCTCGCGAAGCTGATCCTGCCACCGCGCGGGATTGGTCGTCCGCGCCGCCTGCTCGTCCCTTTCGCCGGCAGCGGCTCCGAGATGATCGGCGCGCTCCGTGCCGGCTGGGATGAGGTCGTAGGCATCGAACTGGAATACGCCGATATCGCGCGCGAGCGGCTCACACACGCCGACGTCGCGCATCAACCCGACCTGTTTGGAGGAACGGCAGCATGATCACCACACGCGAACAGGCACGGTTGCGCGCCGCGATTCTCATCACCGAGCCAGGTCTCCGCGAGCTCGAGCGCGACGATCTGCTCGTCGTGTCCCGCGACGAACTCGAGGCGCTCGATCGCGCGTATCTCAACCTGAAGGAGACGCAGGGCCGATGCACCGAGTTGCTCGAGGAGGCGCGCACCGCTCGGCGTGAGGCTCGGCGGTGGGAGCAACTCACGATCGCAGCCGGCGAGAAGTTGGTCGACGCCCACGACCTCGCCGCTCCGGAGCCGACGTGAGGGTCTTCGTTTATTTCGTGCAAGATGGCCTTGACGGACCGATCAAGATAGGTGTCGCTCGGACCATTCGCGGAAGGCTCGCCGCTCTTCAGTCGGGCAACCCGCGCCCCTTGACGCTTCTGGCCTATCAGGCGGTGGAGTTGATGGGGACGAATCGTGGTGGTGGTGGGCGAAGTGTGGGCGCTCGCTACTTCGAAAGTGATTGGCACGAGCGATTTGCGCACCTGCGTATTCGGGGCGAATGGTTTTGTCCCGGCACAGATCTCCTGAAAGCGATTGCTGATCTCGGCGCTGGAGGCAAACCATGAGGGACTACGCCAAGGTCTCTCCGGCCTTCTGGACGCGAGGAAGCGGAAAGCGTCTGCGCGGGAACATCCATGCGCAGCTTCTAGGGCTCTACGTGGTGACATGTCCGAACGCGAACATGCTCGGGATCTACTACCTGCCCGAGCCGACGATCGCGCACGAGACGGGCCTTACGATCGAGCAGATCCGCATTGCATTCGAAGTGCTGACCGAGGCCGACTTCGCCCACTACGACACCCAAGCCGAGATGGTCTGGGTCCCGAACATGGCGACCTATCAGATCGGCTCGGAACTCAAGGAGCACGACAAACGGCGCCTCGGAATCAGAGCCGAGCTTGCAAAGGTGGGTAACCATCGGTTTGTACAGATGTTTTTGGACCGATACGCCGCAGGCTACGGGGTAGCCCCATCGGACTCGATCCATTCACACAGTAATAGGGTGCAAGCCCCATCAGAGGGCCTTGCAAGCCCCATCGAAGGGCATACCGCCGATCAGGGAAGAGCAGGAGAAGAGCAGGAGAAGAGCAGGAGCAAAGGGGCTTCCGCGCGCGGCACGGCTCTCACGCTCAAGGCTCTCGATCCGAACTGGAAACTCGACGACGCGTTGCGAGGCATCGCGGCGGAGTGCGCAATCCAAGACGTGGAGCACGTCTTTCAGAAGTTCAAGGCGACTCACCAGAGCAAGGCGACGGTGAGGGCGGACTGGACCGCAGCGTGGCGTGCGTGGTGCGCCGACGAGGCGAAGTACCAGAAGCGCGATCGGATGCGGAAGGCGCCTGTCGACCCTCTGAAGCCGCCGTCGCATCAGGCGTGGAGCGGGAGGCACGAATGAAATCGGTCGACGCAGGGAAGCTCCCCCCGAACGACCTTGAAGCCGAAGCGGCGACGCTCTCGGTTCTGATGCTCGACCCGGGCGCGCTCGACGACGTCGTCGACATCCTGAAACCCGACGACATGTACTCGAATTCGCACCGGCGGATCTTCGAGGCCATCCTCGAGGTGCGCGGCCACGGCGGCACGCCGGACGTGGTCACCGTCGCCACGCACCTGAAGGACAACGGCCGCATCGGCGAGATCGGCGGCATGGAGTACCTCGCGCAGATCCTGAACGCATCGCCGGCCGTGGACGTGCGGCGCTACGGCAAGATCGTGAAGGACAAGTCGAAGCTGCGGAAGCTTCTCGCGCTCGCACGGCTCGCCATCGCGCGCGTGAACGCGGAGCCGAGCGTCGAGATCATCACGGACATGGCGCGCGAGCTCGCCGACCTGGCCGACGATCGCGAGGAGCGCGGCGCCGTCCCGATCCTCCAAGCTCTGAAGGAGGCCGTGCACCAGATCAAGGCGGCGATCGACGGGGGGGGGATCTCTGGGCTCAAGACGGGGGTCACCGATCTCGACGAGATGCTCACGGGCCTTCACGACAGCGACCTCTACGTGTTCGCCGGTCGGCCATCGATGGGGAAAAGCGCCCTCGCCTTCGGCGCGCTGCGGCATGTTTGCCAAGCCGACCCGGAGGCGGGCGGTATGGGCTTCTCGCTCGAGATGCCGTACGACCAGATCGCGCTGCGGCTCCTCTGCGAGGAGGCGAACGTGTCGGTGAGCCTTGCGCGCAGCGGTAAAGTTCAGTCGAGCGACTGGGCCGGTCTGCTCGACGCGGCCACCCGATTGGGCAAGCTCCGCGACCAACTCTACCTCGACAGCCGGCCAGGCGTGAGCGTCGCGCAGATGCGCGCCACGACGCGGCGTATGCAGCGTGACCTCGACCGCGCCAAGAAGCGCCTGCGCTTCATCGTGGTGGATTACATCCAACTGGCACGCGAACCGCGAGCGCAGAGCCGCGAGCAGGAGGTCGCCGAGGTGAGCCGTGGTCTCAAAGAGATGGCCAAAGAGTTCGCCGTTCCGGTGCTGGCGCTCGCGCAGCTGAATCGCAAGTGCGAGGAGCGGAGCGACAAGCGCCCGATGCTCTCGGACCTTCGTGACTCGGGCAGCATCGAGCAGGACGCGGACGCCGTCGGGTTCATCTACCGCGACGAGGTCTACAACCGGACGTCGGCCGACAAGGGCGTCGCGGAGATCATCATCTCGAAGCAGCGCAACGGGCCGACCGGCACCGTGTACGCGCAGTTCAACGGGCGCACGACGGCGTTTCACGATCTGGACGAGACCACACGCGAGCGGCTGATGTCGCGCCACGCGGAGGCTGCGGAATGAGGATCCTCGGATTCGACCCCGGCCCGACAACGACGGCGTGGACGCTCATCGAGGTGGAGGGGCAGCGCGTCCGCCGATGGCTCGACCATGGCGTGGTGCGTCACCCCGTTGAGATCGCCGACCAGCTCCATCGCCAACTCCCGGGCACGCTGATCGCCGTCGAGACGCCGAGCGGTTACGTGTTCGAGCATGCTCGCGGCAGGGCGCTGCTCGACACCGCCCGGGTCGCTGGCGAG